TTAGAAGATATAAATAGATACGACTGTCAAATATTCAGTACAAAAAAAGCTGCATTAGATTGGATTAAAAATGCTAATGCAATTGATGATTGGGAAAACGTACTTTTTACTAAAGAAGATATACAGGTTATGTATGTACCACATTTAACTAAAAAATCATTACTAAGGGCTTTTATTGATATAAGCATGATTGTGGGTTCAAAAATTCATGCACCTGAGGTAGAAAGTTATGATTAAAATAGAATCACTTAAAAACTTTGAATCTAAGCAAAGGGGTCAGGCTCTTATTTATAAAGACCTACCCAATCAAGACTATCATGCAAGCGTAGGGATCAGTAGTAGTTATGTTAGAAGGTTTGGGCAATCCCAACTTCATGCAGTCAACTATACTTCTGAATCTACTCCAGCACTTAAGTTTGGAACAGCAGCTCATTCTTTATTAGTAGAAGGACAAGAAGCATTTGATAAAGAAGTCAGGGTGCTTACAGGTTCTCCTTATACTAAAGCATACAAAGAAGAGAAGGCTGAATACGAAGAGCAAGGATTCATAGTATTAAAAGAAGATGAAGCTGAGATTATCAATGGCATGAAAGAGAATATGATATATGAGGGTAATGCTTATCTAAATGCAACTGGCAAGATAGCAGAAGCAAGTATCTACTGGTATGAAGATGATGTGCTATGTAAATGCAGACCTGATGTTATGTGTCCACCTTTAGATAAACCAAATTCAGATAACAAGATAGTTATTATTGATTACAAGACTACACAATCTTGCGAACCTCATGCATTTAATTATTCAGTTAAGAAGTATGGCTATGATATGCAAGCTGCTTATTATAGAAGAGGAGTTGAGATGGCTGGATATGAAGTCACTGATTTCTTATTCATAGCCCAAGAAAAAGTACAACCTTATGCATCTAAGGTCTTTAGAATCACAAAAGAACAAATGGATTATGGCTGGACTATGATGGAGCAATACTTGAATGATTATAAAGAATATCAGAAGGGTAAACCTCTTAGTATTTACAATAGTCCTAATGTAGTGGATTTGGTGTTGTAAGTAAGGGCGAATAGATATATGAGAGTATTTAGATTTATGGAGAGTTTATCTTACGCCCTTGAACTAAGTATAAGGGTTTTTGGAAGAGTAGGTAATAAAGTTCTAGCTTTATTATCAAATTAATATTAATATAAAAAGTGGAGAGTCATTATGGACGAAAAAACAAAAAAGGCACTTTGGATTCCTGAAGAATTACATAAGGATATCAAGGTGTTTGCAATCACAAATAATATGAATATCGAATCTGCTACTCAGCTATTGCTGAAGCTAGGCATGGTTTCTTACAAGGAGAATAATCATGGGTCAAAATAGTGCAGCAGTAGAGAAGCGTAGAAAAGAACTAGAAGCTGAAAAGCTAGATAAACAAATCAAGACATATTATTTCCAAAAAGGTGCTGGTAAGCACTACAGGGAAGTAACCTATATGAGTGGCAAAGTAGTAAGGACTGTTTACGATGCTTGAGTGGATTCTTTATTTTATTGCAGGAATATTTGGATTAGTATTTATAGGTGCATTAATAAGTGTATTGGCATTTATATATATGCTTAACGAGTTAGATTAATGGTAAACAGTAGAAATAAAGGTGCAGCATTTGAGAGAGTAATAGTTAATAAACTTAATGCAGTGTTAGAAGAAAAAGGTTTAGAGGAGAGAGTAAAAAGAAATCTAGACCAGTATCAAACTAAAGGCATGGCTGACATTTATTTCAGGAACTTTGCTATTGAATGTAAGAGATATAAGAACAATGGCAAGCAAAACATTTACAAGAACGAATGGTGGCAACAGGCAGTAGATAGTGCTGGTGATAACTTGATACCTATATTGATATACAAGTTTGATAGAAGAAGCATTATGGCTGTCATACCACTATGGCTATTTAATCAATTTGAGAAACCAAACTGGCAGTGTGCATATATGTGTCCTCTATCAGATATATGTGAAAGGTTAGATGAAATCATACAAAGAGCAGATGGATTTAAACAGCTACCTGCTTGAGCAGGACTTTGAGGATTATTGTAGGTTTGCCTACGAAAAGATACAAAGTGCTTGCGATTTTCTTGGCATTATAAATGACGAGGATTATGAGAGTTTCAAGGAAAGATGTTATTCAGAACTTGAAACTAATTACTTAAACAGTATTGAGAAAACAATACATTAACCATAGGAGAGTATATGGATATATTAGGTGGAATGAGTAGTTCCAATGGAGATAGCAAAGACTATTATCTTGCTTTTAAAACAGCAGACCAAAAGTTCTTTGTTAATGGTAAAACGCCAATTGATATTAAATATCTGCAATTAGACCCTGCAACTTTTAAAAGTGGATGGGGACGATATGCAGGAGAATATCAATATCAATGGGATGGTAAGTTTGGTGTTGCAGAACCTAAACCAGCAGACGATTGGAAAAGAGCCTTCAGTTGTGTAGTTATGCCTTACGGACATGACCATGCACTTATTTGGAGTAGATTCACTTATGCTGAATCAAGTGCTTTTAATAAAATACTAAGTGGCTTTTGGAATCAAATGGACGCAAATAGTGATTCTTTACCTGTAGTTGAGTATTTAGGCTCAAAAGAAATACAAGTAGGAATTGGTAGGTCATCTGAACTGGATTTTAAATTTAGTAAATTTGCACCTAGATTTGCTAACTTTGAAATACCACCATTTTATGACAATGATGGTGATACAAATGCAGACGATGTATTTAAAAGTCCTAACGATGGTTTATCTGACTTAGTTAATGAGCAGATTAGCAAGAATACTGATTTATTAACAGATGATGATATTCCATTTTGATGCAACAGATAGACTGGCAAAGAATAGCACCTGAAGTTGCACTACAACTACTAGGTGAGCCTAAAACCAAAAGGTCACATGAATGGCGATATGGTAATCATGGTTCTCTAGTAGTCAATGTAGATGCTGGAACTTGGTGGGATTTTGAAAATGATAAAGGTGGTGGATTAATAGATTTAATCAAACACATGAATCAAGATGTCAATTCTATTTTAAAACAGTTTGGTTATGACTTAGCATTACAATCTAATGACTCCTTATTAAGTGGTTTTTACCCCCCTAAAAGCGAAACCACTAGTAATGCTAGGTCATTCTCTCGAGAGCAGATGATTGACCTTTACAAACAAGCAATCGTGAAGGTCAAGTATGCTGATAACTTTATGGTTTTAAGATTTCCTGAAGGACATTACATAAAGCAAAAATATGCACCATTTACCCTTAATCCTGATAGCACTTGGTCTATGAAGCGACCTGAAGGCTCTCTACCAATTTATTACACAAATAAGTACCCTGATAAGGCTATTATTATAAATGAAGGTGAGAAGGCTCTGAGAGGATGTGAGAGCATTTGGGATTATGACAGTGCAACTTGGCATGGTGGGGTCAATGCTTGGAAAAAAGCAGATTGGAGTCCTATATATGGTAGAGACGTAGTTATATTTCCTGACAATGATGAAGCAGGAATAAAGTGTGCAAATGAATTATCTCGATTCTTAAAAGAGAACAAATGCAAGGTTAAGGTTATACAGCCACCAGTAGACTTTAATGAGAAAGATGATTTATACGATGCATACGAATCAGGTTATTTTAAAGATTCAAAACAATTAGAAGATTACATAAATAAGAATGAGGTAGAACGTCCAAGAGGTTCTTTATATTTCCAAACAGTCAATGAGATTATGGAGAAAATGACTGAGCCTGACTGGTTAGTAGATAGATGTATAGAAAGAGCTACAGTTACAAGTATTTATGGAGCACCTAAGAGTGGTAAGTCGTTTATAGCTATTGCTATGGCTTGCTCTATTGCATCAGGTAAAGATTTCTATGGATTTGATACTAAACCTTCTACAGTGCTGTATTTAGCTGGTGAGGGTCATACTGCTGTTGCTAGACGTATCAAAAGCTATGAGCAGTTTTATAGCAGAAGTTTATCTGAAGCACCATTATTAATATCTAATAGAGGTTCAAGAATAGGTGATGATGCTGAATTTGCTATGTTGCAAGAAGTTTGTAGAGACATAGAAAGAGAGCATGGGAATGTAGGCATGATTATTGTTGATACTCTTGCAAGAAACTATGGTCTCAATGAGAACAGCACTGAGGATATGAATAAGTTTATACAGCGTATTGACGAGCTTAAAGAAGAATTCCAAGCATCTATGGTTATAGTGCATCATACAGGTCATGTTTCTAATGGTAGAGCTAGAGGTAGCTCAGTATTACCAGCAGCTCTAGATTATGAATTTAGGGTAGATAGAGATAAAAACAGTGATGATAAGGCTATGCTTGTTACTTTGAAGCAAACATTGGTTAAAGATGGTACGCCTATCGATGACCTTTATTTCCAATTTAAAGAACTTACATTATATGGATATGAAGGTGTTACATCAGGTGTATTAGCATTAACTGATGAATCTCCTAAGAAGATAGGTTTATCTAAAGCTAGAGAAGCTACGATTAAAGCTATAGAGAAGATACAAAAAGAAAAAGCACCAAATGACCCTGTAAGTTATTGGGTCAAGCATACAATTCTTTTAAATGAGATGGAGATAAACGATAGTACATTGAAGTCAAGATTAAGAGATTTAAAAGACAATGAGCTAGTTCATTACAAAGAAGGATATGGTTATCAGTCTAAAAACTTAGATAATGAGGTATTTTGATATGGTTTGGTTTAGGTTTGGTTTAGGTTTGGTTTTGGTTTGGTTTTTTAGCAAAATCATCAAAAAGTTGGTTGGTTTGGTTTGTATTTCTAATACAACCAACCCAAACCACTATGAGATTCGAGTATTATGACCAAACCTATAAAAACATATTTAGACGAATCTTTAGAGGATAAATTAAAAGCATTAAGGATTTATGAGCTTGAAACTTTTGTAAAGTGGGGTTCAAGAAGACGTGTCTTTAAAATGGTAGGAGTTAATTTTGAGATTAAGTTTTGTAGAGCAGAACAATTATTAAAAGATTCTCTACATAACGATACTACACAACAAAAGATTAAAATGGTTGAGATGATGATGAGAGCTTATGAGCAATTAAATATAAAGTGTGAAGAAAGTGGTTACATTATGATCCAGCCTAATGTTAAATGCTTTAACTTTGATAATAAGACTGCATTAGTTTGTGATACTGATGATGAGAAACCAGCACTTGAAATGATACACAAAGATGAGAAGGACATTATGATATTTAGTATTGAAGAATTATTACGATGTATTCCTGATGATTTTATGAAAGCAAAAGAACTATTATCTAAATTAGATAAGTCAGTAAACATACAGAAGGTAACTTATTATGACTAAGTGGCATGGTGGTAAGGGTAGCAAACGTAGACCTGAAGATAAGAAAAAGATAGATGCCAACTGGGATAAGATATTTAAGAAGGAGAAGAAGGATGCCAATAAAACTAAAACCAAGTGCAACGATTAGAGATAGAGCTACAGGTAAGATAACCACTGAGCATTACTATTTAAAGTGTATGACACTAAAAGAACTGAATGATTACATTGAATCACCAAGTGCAAAGAAAAAGGTCATACAAAAATGTAAAAATGAAATAATAAGGAGACAGAAATGAGTGACCCAGTGAACCATCCAGCACACTATAATCAGAATGGTATAGAGTGTATTCAATATATAAAACAACAATTAGGCAGAGAATTCCCTGCTTATCTTGAAGGTAATGCAATTAAATACCTGCATCGCCACAAATACAAAGATGCCAATATACAAGACTTACAGAAGTCTGTTTGGTATATTAATAAGTTAATAGAACATTACGAGAACTTATGAAGATAGATAAACAAAAATTAGAACAGAAGATTAAGGAAGGCAAATCATCACATGATATTGCTATGACTTATGATGTGCATCCATCTACTATAAGAAGGAAAGCAAAAGAGTTAGGACTTAAGTTTCAAACACAATCACATTGGAGAAAGGGATGAGGGTATCAGTTAAAAGCAATATAGATGAAGTAACTAAATGGACTACAAACGTCCAAAAAAAACAAATACCATTTGCTACATCTAACGCTATAAACAAAACATTATTCCAGCTTAGAAAAGAGATGATGAAACAAACTGTTAAGAAGTTAGATAGACCAACTCCTTTTACCCAAAAAGGTTTCTTGGTACAAATGGCAAAGAAAACAAATCTTAGAGGTATGTTGTTTGTAAAAGAACAAGTGGAGAAATATTTAAAATATCAAATTAATGGTGGTGTTAGAAGTACTGGTAAACAAATTCCTGTACCTTACATAGATAACGCAAGACTTAATAAGTTTGGAAATGTTATTGGTAAAAGGTCAGGCTTGATAAAAAAAGATACACAGTTCTTTGGAACTATAAAAGGTGTCAATGGTATATGGGAAAGGCAGAAGCAGGACAATAGATTAAAATTAATTTATGCATTAACTAGAACTGCTACATATGAACCCAAGTTTCCATTCTATGTTATAGCTGATAAGTTTGTGGCTGCTAACTTTGATAAAAACTTTGCTGAAAAATTTGCTCATGCACTGAGGACTGCTAAATGATAGGTTCTTCTAGGCTATTTATCGTGGGTTTATTCGCAC